TCCATTATCTCTGCCTTCTGTTCATCATCTTTCTGTATCTGTACTTAGTAATCCACATACCCCAGTTGTTTAAACTGTCTCGCAGTATGCTTTCTAAGAATAGAAATACAAATGCAGATAAGAAACCAAACAGATACATAATGATTAGTCCTTGTATGCTAAACACTATTCTTCTTCCTCCTTCTTTGTTTCTTCTTGCTGCTGCTTCGCTATCATTACAGTATGGTCTTGTTCAAACTGTCCTAATAGTTCATTGACCCTCTGCATGTTTATCTTGGTAAGGATGTTTGACTTCTCAACCTTCTGCCCACCACACGCATTAGCCAACTTGATTGCCCATGTCTTTAATTCTTTTGGGGTGCTAAATATATTAGCCATTGTTTCCTTTCTATTTTTATAGTTGTTTAAACTACGATACTGTTTCTTGGGTTAGCTCTGTCATTGTAACAATGAAACCACCTGCATCTTTAAACCAGCGTACCTTCTCTAGTGCATCTTGTTTATTATCAAATGTGTAAGTCTCATCTCCACCTACAATAGCAATCGCTTTCACAATATACATAATTTTATTCTACTACTGTTGTCAATGTATGACAACAACAGTTACAAAGTTCCTCTCTGTCTCATGTCTGCTTGTAACTTCTCTCTAAAGTCTGGGGCTTCTGTATCTAAAAACCAGTCGCCTTCCTTCACAAACTTCTCGTACTCTTCCTCTGTCATAATGTCTGACATTACTTATCATTTTCCTTTCCTTCTAACATTTGACCCATAGTTCTATGGTGTATCTGGCTTCTGCCTTTCTTCTTAGATGAAGCTGCCCTTCTTTGTTTTCTGTTTGTCATTATGTCCTTTCTATTGGCTTCTCTAATAGTTGAGTTGCCCTTACAACTTTTACTACCCAATGGTCATCAATAGATTTATGTTCTATGTCTTTTACTATTGGTTGTACAATATCTTCTTTAACAGAATTGATTTCTCTACATAGTGTTTCTAGTACATACAAATCAACATCAACTTCTACTTCAAAGTTAAGTTTGACTTGTCTTGTTTTTATATCCATATCTTCCTTTCTATTACTTAGACTTCTTTAGTATGAAAAAGGTTACATACTTTTTTTTCTTTGTTTAAACAGTTAGCTCATCTAACAAGCTACTGTCCACATCTTTCCTACCAAATACTTTGACACTGGCTAATACAATTACCTTGATGTAGTTGTATGTCTTTCTTGGTATGCTTGGCTCTCTCTCTAGCATCTCTAATAGATTGATGACCATGCCTATGACACGAGGGTTATTGATTTCCATAACATCAGTTGCCTGTGCTGCTTCCTTAACCTCATCAATAAGTATCTGGTTGTAGTTAGTTTTAGTTACCATGTTTAAACAACCTGTCTTTCTGGGTAGTTTTCCTTCTCTTTATCTGCCCAGAAATTTCCATCCCCAACAAACAAACCTTTTCTTGTGTGTTCCATTAGTCTTTCGTACTCGCCTTCAACATGATGTCTGTGTTCCTCACAATAATTTAGATGAAACCAAACATGCCAAGTGCTGCCATCAGTTCTACTATGTACCATCTGCCCTGTTTTTTCTACATGCTTACCACAACCACCATCTTTCTTTCTGTTGTTAGTGCCACCAAATTGACACCTCTTAACTTCTTCTGGTTTTGGTAAATTGTTAGTACCCATAAATGCCATATTACTTTCCTTTCTTATCTGTTGCTTAGACTACTGTGTAACCAAAAAGGTTACACAGTTTTTTACCTTGTTTAAACAATCCCTCTATTCTTTCCATGTCAATCTTCTAAGAGTTCCATCCCCTAGTAAATCCCACTTACCTTCTAAGGTTGTTTCTGTACCATCAACATAGAAGAAGGTTGTTATCCACATCTTTCTTCTCTTGTCCTCTGGGTTGCGTACTTTCCTAGCAACAAGTCCATCTGTGTAGTACCCACCTGTCTGTAAGTTAGCAAGGTTGATGTCCATGTAGTCATCCCCTGTCCAGTTACACTCTTGACCTCTAAGCAATCCTTTGAGCTTATCTTCTGCCTTCTCATTAGTCCAGCTCTGCTCAAAGTTTCCTTCATCATCAGTCCTGTACTCTGGGTGCAGCTCTAAGATTTCTGCATCAGTATCTTTGGTAATCTCTACTACCTTGTTTAAACTAGCATCCCAGTAATACCTACCTGTCTCACACATTGTTCTGTCCAACATATTTGGAAAGTGATTATAAACATCTGGGTGCTTACCATCATACTGTTCAAACAAATACTCTCGTTCTTTCTTGATAGCCATTGTATCTAAACACTTCTGTGCAAATTCAATAACCTGCTGCTCATCATCAAAGTAAATAGAAAACCCAGACTGTTCGCTAGGTCGCCTGTCGCCTTTGCTATTTCTTTCTGGTACATAGGAAGAGTAACCAACAACTCTTACACCTTCGCCATATCTGTCGCCATCTACATACAATCTACTGTACAAGTTGTCGCCCCATCCTCGTATGTTGTCGCAGGTTATCTTGTTGTTTAAACTGCTTCTATCTACTGCTTCTTTCTTTGGCTTGTATGCTTTGTTATATATCTCGCTACCTTGATGTCTTGGTTGATTACCAGAATAATCTACACCTTTGACTGTCTCGTTGAATAACTCTGCATCAGCAATATCTACTGCTTCGCCTTTAGTTACTGTTTGTTTTATTTCTTCTTTCATATCCTTCTTTCTTTGTTATTACTTTGACTTACTCTTATCCAAAAAGGTTACACCTTTTTTTTAAGAGCTGGGGTTGCTTGTTTAAACAACCCCTTAGCTCTCTGGATATTATGAGTATAAGCTCTCTGGTATTGTTTCCTTATCGTACGCTGCTGGTGCTTGACACGCTGGGCAAGTGATGTCTCTGTAAAACATTACAGTACCATCTATTCTGGGTGCTAACACTGCTGATGATATTCTAAATATCATACCTTTGCCTTCCAGCATTGATTTCTCTGTACCTGCTGGGCAATCAAATTCAGTACACCAGCATTTGACCATGCGTGTTGTTTGCTTGTTGTGTCTAGGTCTAAACGCAACATGAGGGTAACCACCATTTGCAATTAAGAAATCGTAAAACAATTCCTTCATCTCTTCTGTTGGTTCTGTTGCTGTTGGTTTTCCACCCAGTTTAAACACGCTCTTAACAATCTCTGGAAACATACCCTTATGACCAACGCCTTCTTCTAAGACTGCGTGTGTTACCTCATGAGCAACTGTGTCTATAGTATCCCAGAGATTATCTGTTTCTCTATCAACCTCTATAACTCTCTTGTTTCCTGTACTGCTGCTAATACCATAACAAAGCCCTACTGCATGAGACCCACCATTTCTGTTGGTTACACGCTTTCTTCCTCTGGTATCACTAATGTGTATTTCAATACCTGTACCTACATTGTTGGTTGTATTGATACCTTTGCTTTGCAGTATGTTTAAACACTCATCCACTAAGAGACTAAGCCATTGTTCTGGTTTAATATCTTTCTTAGGAAATTGAGCTTGTTTAAACTCTACCTTTGCTTCTAATTGTTTCATAATATCCTTTCTTGTTTGTATTGTTTAGACCCTGCAACCTAATAAAAGGTTACAGGGTAATTTAATTATTTCTTAATACCTCTCACTTATTTTTGTATAAGTGTTTGCTATCTCTAATACTTTTTCTTTCTGTGTTTCATCTTTAATAGGGTCTGCAGAAACAAATTTAATGACATTGTCGTAACCTCTTACTCTTATGTCATCTTCGTGATTTCTTAACCAGATAGCGTTAGCAAATAATTTATCTTTCTCATGGAAAGTAATTATATTTTCTGTACCAAAAGAAACAGCTGTAGTCTTACTTTCTAAAACCTCGCCATTTGTAAATCTCTCGCCATTGATTTCTACACTTTCAAAGTCATACCCTTGTGAGTAATCAAAGTTTGCTATTGCATCCTCTCTATTTCTTCCAAAGGAAACATATTCTTGTACTAATGTTTTCTTGATTTTATATGCTTTCATAATATCCTCTCTGTGTTTGTACTGCTTTGACTGCATTGGTTACAAAAGGGTTACAGGTTTTTTATTTTTTTTTCTGTGTGGAAACTACGATATTAATTAACACCCTCTCTTCTTCTCATAAATGTTTAAACAAGGTACAGATGGTTTTACTATATCTAGTATATGTCTTAGTTACACTACATATTGTGTACAGAATAATGCAACACAAGATATGGTATATATCTAGTAATACACAATATATAGGGGGGTTTAATGTTGGGGTCTGTGTTGTGTTGTGTGTACCCTCTAACAAATATCTGTTAAGTTTGACCCACTATATCTAGTGGTACAAGATGTTGTGGTACCTTACTAGACTGTGTACCTTCTTTATTGAAGTGTGTTCAATAAAGAAACATAACAATAAGAGTACAGCTAACCCTGTGCCACTCCCTCCCAAAAACCAGAAATGACTAAATTAAGTAGCATTTTAACAATGTGGAATAATGGGCTTTTACCCCAGTTACCATGGTCCTGCTAGTCCACTTATGTGTAAAGAATTATCGTAAGAACTTGTCCTAGAGCAGGAAGCTCAAACTGTTTGTGTGGTAACTATATCACACTTTTGATTTTAGTGGTAGTATTTAATTGGGGGTTGCGTTTTGTAGGAGTTTCCTCCTTTCGCCTACGCCCTGTCTGCGACCCCCAGTTTTCTTAATAAATACTTTGCATATACCTGGAATAGTGTATTATTAAAGTATCGTAAGGATATTTTATTCATATAACATTTCCTTTCTTTGTTTGTATAGTATGACCCTCTGGCGACAGAGGGTTTGCTATAGTATTAACTAATGGATATATTCGTAGTAGATTGTGATGAGTGTTTGCACCCTTTCTGGGAAAACGAGCTTACTGATGGTATATGCGAAAGATGTCAGATAGAATAAAAAAAAATTTTTACACCATAGTGCGAGGGCAGCACTACACTATACACACCTAGGAAAGTCCTAGGTTGGTTGTATGGGGATACGACCAGTATGTAAAATAAATATCTACATACAAAACTGAAAAAGAAAAAGCTGAAAATCATATAGACATTATGTGTGTTGATTTAAGTATTTTTCATTTTCTTTCATAACAGTAAATGGACATACTGTACGACAAGACTGCACTTCGGTGCAGTTTTGTGTTACTATAGGTAAATATAGTTAGGAGCATAAATGCCAAAAGGTATAGGTTACCCAAAAGGTATGAAGAAGAAAAAATCTTCTAAGAAAAAAAAGAAGAAGTAATGCCAGAGTATCAAGGTAAGTCAGTTAAATTAAATAGTCCATCTAGGATTAGTAAAGGCGAACCTGGATATGGGCGTAAAAAATTTAAAGTCTTTGTTAAAGATGGAGACAAAGTAAAAAAGGTTATGTTTGGCGACCCTAACATGGAGATACGCAAAGATAACCCAGAAGCAAGAAAATCGTTTCGTGCAAGACACAAATGCGATACAGCAAAAGACAAGACCACACCTAGGTACTGGTCTTGCAAAATGTGGTAAGGAGCAACATGGCAGCTAAAAAAGGTTTGTACTATAACATGAACAAAAGAAAAAAAGCTGGTACTAGCAGGTCTAAAAAAAATTCTACTATTAGTGCTAAGAACTATAGGGAGATGCAAAAAGGATTTCCTAATAGTAAAAAGAATAAAGCTAAACGCAAATAATAATTTTGAAAGTACCATGTCCAGTATGTGGTGTAGATTTGGAACCTAAAAACAATATGAAATGTAACAACAAGAAATGTGATAAGCGTGGCAAATAAACTTTGTTACGCAGCAGGATGTCATAGACCATTACCACCTAAAAAGAAAAAGTTTTGTAGTAAGCGTTGTTACGAAAGAATAAACCAGCAAAAGAAACGAGCTAGGAAAGCTGGTAAAGAGTGGACCCAAGAAGATGATGTCTTAGACATACCATCACAAAAACCTAATGTCGCATCTAGAAGAGGACAGGTTTATGAAGATATTAAACAATCTGGACTTGCACAAGAGATATACGAAAAATCAATAACACTAACAGAAGTAGCTAAGATACTTGGCACTACAACTGCTGCTGTATCTATGGCGTACCAGGCATACTTAGAAGATATAAAGTCAGAACAAGAACAAGAGGACTGGTCATTACCACAGGTAGCAGAAGAAACACTAAAAGATTTTAACGAGTTTAGACAACGATACTTTAGAACAGAACAAGGCGTTGCATTTGAGACACCAGAGTTTCACACTAAGTGGATAGAAAGCATTATGGATGCTATTGATAATGGTGGACAGCACATGATACTTAGCCCACCTAGACATGGTAAAACAGAGCTGCTTATACATTTTGTAGTATGGCTTATATGCAATAACCCAAACATAAGAATTATGTGGGTAGGTGGTAACGAAGATATTGCTAAGAACTCTGTATCTTCTGTAATGGACCAGTTAGAAAATAACGAGTTACTTATAGAAGAGATATGTGGTCCTGGAGCAAAGTTTAAACCTAAAACAAAATCATCTAAGTCTTGGTCTCAAAATGGTTTTACTGTAGGTACACGAACAGTTACAGGTATTAAATCTCCAACAATGATTGGTATTGGTAGAGGTGGTAAGATTTTATCAAGAGACTGCGATATTATTATTGCTGATGACATTGAGGACCACAGTTCTACTATGCAACCAGCATCAAGAGAGAACACAAGAAACTGGTGGACTACAACATTATCTAGTCGTAAAGAGGAACATACAGCTATGGTAGTTATTGGTTCTAGGCAGCATTATGATGATTTGTATTCGCACTTAGTAGATAACGAAAGCTGGAGTACAACAGTAGAACAAGCACACGATATAGCTTGTACTAAGTCTGATTGGGAAAACGAAGCACACCAAGACTGTATGTTATGGGCTAGTAAGCGTACATACAAGTGGTTAATGGATAGAAAGAAAGCTGCTGAAACTACAGGTGGTAGAGCTATATACGAAATGGTTTATCTTAATGTAGCAATGCCAGATGGTATGAGTTTGTTTGATGCAGAAGAGATAGAACAATGCAGAGACCAGGGTAGAGATATAGGACACATACCACACAATGTACGATTAATTGCAGGTCTTGACCCATCATCAACAGGGTACCAAGCTGCGTTCTTATGGGGTTATAACCAGGAACAAGATACTTTGTATATGATAGATATGGAAAACTCATTAGGTGGTGGTATTCCTAAAGCATTAGAGATTATGCAAAAATGGTTTACTAAATACAATCTTGCACATTGGGTTATAGAAGAAAATGGTTTTCAACGAGCAATAAGACAAGATAAATCAATTAGAGAGTTTGCAGCAAAGCATGGTATATTTTTAGAAGGTACACAGACTTATGGTAACAAGCATGACCCTATCTATGGTGTTACAGCTATGAGACCATTGTTTGCTAATAAACTAATAAATTTACCTTATCGTAGCTTTGAAGCACAAGAGAAGGTAAACTTATACAGAAGTCAGTTAGTATATTTTAGTTCTGCTCAAAACAAGAGTAGAAGTGTAGGTACTAAATCTGACATTGTTATGGCAAGTTGGTTTCCAATGAAAACAATAAGGCGTTTACAAAAGGAAAGACTTGCTACAATGGGTATGGAATACCAACCTAGTTTTAGTAACTACGAAGGACTAGGCATAGATTTGGATAGTTGGAGATAATGGTAAAAACAGCAGATGAGCTTTACAGCAGAGTTTACGAACTTAGACAATTAAATTCTGAACTTGCACAAGATAAACATAACATCAGAGCAATACTTAATGGTGGTGCAGATGGTATAAAAGCATTACTTGGTAAAGACATGCGAGATATGGATTACAGACAACTACCAGCACCTAACCTACTTATGTCTGCATTAGAAAGATTTGCACAAAAGATAGGTAGAGCACCAGATTTAAAAGTAGATATATTTAACGACAAGGATAGCGAGAGAGCTACTAAGAGAGCAGAAAAACTAGAAAGAATAGTAACTGCGTATGATGACATACAGAAACTAGATAAGCAATTACCACAAGCTGGTAGATGGTTACCTGGTTATGGATTTGCTGTATGGGTACTAAAAGAAAAAAAAGATGCTAATGGAATACCATATCCTGTAGCAGAACTAAGAGACCCATACCTTTGTTATCCTGGACATTTTGGTATTGACCAGGAACCAAAAGAATTAGCAATATTACAACGAGTACCACACGCAACACTAGCTAGACAATATCCAAAACATGCAAGTGTAATACTTGATGAAGTAAGCAGTGAATACAATACAATGGCTTATCTATCTAGTTATGATAAGACCTGGGCTAATGCAGATGGTACAGGTAAAGTAGTTGCAGAATACTATGATGAAGAAGGTACTTATGTATTTCTACCAGAAAACAAAATAATATTAGATTTTATTCCTAATCCACTTAAATCTGGACCAAGATTTGTAATAGCTAAACGCTATAGTTTTGACCAAATGCAAGGACAATTTCATCATGTTATTGGCTTAATGGCTAACATGGCGAAAATAAATATTCTATCTGTCATTGCAATGGAAGATGCTGTGTTTACAGAAACCAACATCATTGGCGAGATAGAAAGTGGACAATATAGAAAGGGTAGGTTCGCTGTAAACTATTTGACACCAGGTAGTCAAGTATCTAAACCAGTAAACAACTTACCTTATCAGTTGTTCCAACAGATAGATAGATTAGAACGACACTTGCGTTTAGGTTCTGCATATCCTGTAGCAGATGATGGACAATCGCCAAATGCGTTTGTTACTGGTAGAGGATTAGAGGAACTAGGTCAATCATCATCATTACATGTAAGAGAATATCAAACAGTAATGAAGGATGCGTTAGAAGAAATAGATAGCAAGAGACTAGAGTGGGATGAGGTTATGTATGGTGGTATGCGTAAACCTATCGCAGGATTTAGAAATGGTACAGCGTTTAAAGAAACTTATGTACCTAGCTCTGATATAGCAGAAGTATATAAAACAAGAAGAGTATATGGAGTTATGGCAGGGTTTGATGAGCCACAGAAAATTATTACAGGGTTGCAATTAAAACAACAAGGCGTAATAGATATGCAAACATTACAAGAGAACCTTGATGGTTTAGATAACATATCTCAAATACAGAACAGAGTAAATGCAGAGAAAGCAGAGACTGTGTTATTTGAAGCATTAATGGCACAAGCAGCACAAGGTAACATCAAAGCAAGTCTTGCAGCTAAAGAAATTAGAAAAAATCCACAGAACATGACACAAATACTAGATGAGTTTTATACAGAAGAAGAAGTACAGGCACAAGAGGTAGCTGCACAAGCACAAGCTCCAGCAGAACCAGACATTGCTTCTGTACTTGCACAGTTAGGTGGACCAGAACAATTAGCAGCAGGTCCAGGAATACCACCAGGAGTACCAGTTGGCTAGACCATTTGAAGATATTAACGAAAAATTTATAGATATAATTAATCAAGAAGATTGGGATTTTAATTCGTTTCCAGTAGAAGAAGAAACAGTCATAGAGATTATCCCTATTGTAAGACCAGATGTAGAGACTGGAGATATACCATTAGGTACATACATTATTCCAACACCAATACCTAATGTATTTTTAAATGTATCATTAGGATTTGATTTACAACAAGGAGATGAAGATGCCAGGTGGTAGAAAAAGTAAGTCGTTTAAACAAGCAACTGATATGGCAGTTGATGGTGCATACCAAGATTTAGTAGTACCAAATAGGGCGAAAGGAGACCCAACAGGGCAATCCACAGCGTTAGGTAATCAAATAGATGCTGTAGAGCCACAAACTCAATCCCCTATACTTGCAGGAGCAAGTACAATGCCAATGGTTGGCGACATATTTAACGCTCCAACACAATTACCAGACCAACCTGGTTTTGTTCCAGAGCAAGATATGCAAGTAGCTGCACCTGTGCAAGAGACACAGATTACAAAACAGTTAATTACTGAAAGGTTCCCAGAACTAAGATATAGGTTTAACTAATGAACTTTTATTTGAGATGGGGTCAAGAGTGGCTTAAATCCCAAGAGGAAAAAGGCATAGACCAACAAGCACTTAACACAGCTAAGAACACTATGTCTGATGCAGAGTTAGAAATACTAGGTAAGAAAACATTAGATTTTCAATCAATGAACCCAAATGAAGATAGTGATTTACCTATTGCTGCTGCATCTATGGGATTAAGTGCAGGAGAGTATTACAACTTATGGAAAGAAACTAACAATAATATTGCAGATGAAAAAGAAGATTACAACAGAAAAAGAACACAAAGTTATTGGGATAGAGCTAAAGAAGCATATACAAAAACTAAACAAGTTAATACTGAAACACAAAAAGAATTATTTGGAGAAAGTCAGTTAAGAAAAAGTACAGCTATTAATGGTTTATTAGTTGGTCTTAACGCTTGGTATCAAAGATTTCAAGTAGGAGCTATAAACTCTTATGGTGTTGCTAGTAAAGCAGAGTTAGAAAAATTAGCTAGAGAACAAGGTAAAGAGTTAGATAGAGATTTTTCTAGGTTTGTTGGAGACCCAGAGACAGAAGATAATGAGATACCTTTATCTTGGAAACTTAAATCTTTTGTTGCTGGGTTAAAAGCAGGAGCTGTTAGGGGTGCATTATCACAAGGTAAAAGATATGGTTGGGATTTGCCAGAGACAGTATTAAACCTAGCACCACTTGCTGTTACAGATAACTTAACTTACTTAAATACAAAAAAAGATTTTAAATTAGCACAAACAGATATAGATACTATAAATAAATATTTTCCTAGCGTATATGCAGAGAACTTAAAGATACAACAAGATGGAGAAACTAGAGAACCAACTACACAAGAAAGATTAGATGCGTATATAGATACAGTTAATCAGTTGTATGGTTCTGCTAATCCTAATGGTATAGAGACATACTTTGGTAGCAATGAATATTTTCAAGAAGCAATGCAAACTAGAGAAGGTTTCAAGAAATATAGCATACCTGCAACACCTGGAGATATGATTAGATATACACTTACAGGTTCATTAGGTGGAGAATACAGTCCACTTAACAATGTAATTGCAGATATAAAAATAGAAACAGAAGGCGAAATAGCTAATTTAGTTAATACATATCAAACAACTGGTATGACAGACCAAGAGTTTGAAACTAAATTTAATGCTTTGCTATCAGCAGAACAAGATAAAATATCAGATTTAAACTTTGACCCTAAACATGGTTGGAACGCATGGATAGGATTTATGGGTAACTTAGGACTAATGGTAGTTACAGACCCAACATTTGTTTTACCAGGCGTAGGTATAGGTGGTAGGTCTGCACAAACAAGTAAAACACTTACAAGCGTAGGTAGAGAACTAGATGAATACATACAAGCAGGTGGTAAAGCAGCAGATTTTTGGATAGATAAAGATACAACAATACAACTTATGGCAGATGAAATAACTAAAGCTGTAGATGAAGGTGCTCCAGTTATGCTATATCTATCACGAAATGGGTTTAGTCCTAACATGGCTATGAAAGTTGTTAATAACCCAGACCAAACATTTGACATAATAAAAGAAAGTTTGACTGGTGGTTTAGTATCTGATGTTAGATTTGCAGGTAATAACTTAACAAGTGCTAATGATTTTCATATACAAGCAAAAGTATTAAACGATAACTTTTTAGATAACATGTATGCTGCTATGACAGATAGTCAATATACAGCTACTTATATGCGTGGTGGTGGTAGAAAGTCTAAGAACCCAGTAAGAACATTAGCTTCTAGTTTTAAAGATGTATTCGGTGGTACAGACCCAAGACTACCATCAAGACCATGGGCTTATCTTACAGAAGTAGATAGAGCAGTAGATACTTTTATTAAAACAGGGTATATGTTTTCTATACCAGAAAACAAGATTGATGATTTAGTAAAAGAATTTTATACAGAGATATTTAATAAAAACTATAGAGGAGCACAAGAAGTATTTTATGACAAGTTAATTAAAACAGAAGGTGCATTACAACTACGATATGTATTTGGTTTGTCAGACAATGAGATAACAGATTTCTTATCTACACATCTAGATGATGTGAGAGGATTTAGTGAAAAAGGTAGAGCATATAAACCTACATTAAGTGAACAGTTTTATGATAGACAGTTGTTACAAGATGGATTAGACCCTATAAGCAGAGCACAACTAAACAATGCTATGTTATCAGAAACAGATAAAGCTGCTGCTATACAAAATACATTAGCTATGGCAGGTCAAGCTATGGATTTGACAATCAATGTACCAGATATAAAAGCTACATTGCGTTACACATCTATGCGTAGAAGATTAAGAAACAAAACATTTAGAAAAAATGGTTATGAAGAAAGCATAGATGCAGTTAGACAAGCAGCTAATGAAGGTAAAGCAGGTACTTTCTTTGACCCATCTACACCATTAGGTCGTGAACTCAAAGGTGCGATAGCAGATGGACTAAAAGACCCATCAGTATTATTTAAGTATGGTGCAGAAAGAATACCATTTAAAGCTACAGATATGGCATTTACTTTTATTAGTAGAGCGTGGATGCCACTACAGCTTATTACACGATTAGCTTTCCCACTTAAAATTACAACAGATGGTAATTTAAGGATGTCAGCTAGAGGTTTAGCATCTATATTTAGAGACCCATGGGAGTATTTAAAGCTAATATGGAACGACCCAAATGGTGCAATGGTTAAATTAATACAAGCACAAAACCCAGACTATAAACCATTAACTGCACTAACAGGACCATTTAGAACAAGTGCAAAAGTATTAGATGAGAAGTACCCAGACTTTATAAGAAAAAGTTTAGGTGCGTTAAAACAAAACAATTCTAAGTTTGGATTACCAGAAGTACAAGACTTGTATGAAAGAGACCCACGCTTTACATCTGTATTTAGAAAAAACAGAGGAGACTGGGAACAGATACCTAAGTATGCAACTGGAGAAGAAGTAGCACCAGGAGCTACAAAGCTAGATGTTGATGACAACTATGTAGAAGCGTATATAGACTATCTAATTACACAGATGGCACATGACCCATTTATGCCAGTTGTAGCACAAGCTATGAAGAAAAACCTTAGTGATGCAGAAGTTGTAGATTTAATACAGAGAACACCATATCTTATGGATGAGATTGTAGATTTAAACAGAAAGACATTATCTATTAGAAGCGTAGATAAAGCATCACAAGTTATACCAGTTGTTAAAACACAAGAAGATTTTATAGATTTTGTTAGACATCACAAGATGTTTATATCTAATTTTACTGCTAATCAACAAGACCTACTAGATGTTATTGCACAAGGTATGGTTGGTAAAACAAATGTAAGAAGTTTAGATGTTGCAAAGCAAATAAACAAAAAGAAGATAAAAGAAACCATTACACCATACATGCTAGAAGTACTAGAAGATTTACCATTTGAAGTACCAGGTGTAAAGAAAGTTACAGGTAAAGGATTTGCACAAGGATGGGCAGATTTAATGGATGCGTTGTTCTTTGTAGCTGGTCAAGCAGAAGCATCACTATCACGAATACCAACATTTAAACAAGCATACTATCACTTTATAGAAAGCAACTTAGTGTTTGCTACACGCAAAGGTTTACAAGATATATTAGATGCACATTATGACCCAGAGAGTGTAGTTAATTTACCAGCAGATTTACTTGCATCAGTTAAAAGAAATCTTACAGATGCAGAAATACCATTTGAGCAAATAGAAGAAGTAATGAAGAAAGCAGTACGACAGAGATTACAAGTTACTGATGATGCTGTTACATTTGTTGCTTACAATGCAGATAATAAATATGCACCAAGAGTATTACAAGCTACATCTAAACAACAGTTAGAAATGGACTTGTTACTAAACAATGCAGAAGGTAAAGCATACTCTATAGAAACAGCAGGAGGTATTAGATTAGGAGATGAGAATACAAAGATAGGTGCATACTATTCATCAGTTCCTAGAAGAAATGTATTAGTAGATGGTAAATTAGATAAATCACAAGACCAACAATTTATTAAAGCATTAAAAGAATTACATGCAGATACAGGTAAAAATACATTTGATATAACAAATAACTTTAAAGCATTAATAAAAGAAAACCCTACACCAACTATAAAAGAACTTAGGAAAGTGTTAGGCATGGGTAATGCTAAGTATGATGATGTCGCAGAGTTTATGCAAAGGTCTGGAATACTTGCAATGGTAGATAGTAAGTCTGGAAAGTTAGTAGTTAATAATGCACAGAAGAGTGGTTTAATATCAGAGTTTACAGAGATTGATTATCACACAATGTTAGACCTAGATGATATTAGAACAGACACTGTACGCAATATGACATTTAATGACATAAACAAAACAGCATCACAATACGCACTAGAGTTGCATAATAGATTGTTGTATAACTTACTAGAAAGAGGTTACCTAGCAGAAGCATACAAAGTAGGATTACCTTTTTTTGAAGCATATAGAGAAGTGTTAGGTAGATGGACACAACTAGGTGCAGCAAACCCTAGAGCATTAGCACAGGTAAGTTTTGCATATAGGAAAGGTATAGAAAACAACTATATATATTCTGATAAGTTTGGAGAAAGATATTTAATTATACCTGTAGGTGGTACAGCTTTAGAAAGTTATGTTAAATCAGAAGGAGAAGGTACCTGGAGAGATGACATAAGTATAGAAGATAGCAATATAATACTTAAAAGAAGTTTACCTATATCAGCATTAGGTGTAGCTGGTGGTGGTTTATTCCCACCATTAGGACCAGTTGTAGCTTTACCACTTGGTGCAATGACTAGAGATAATCCAGAAACTAGAAGGTTGTTAGAAAGAACTATATTCCAATTTGGTTTGCCATTTGAAAGTGGTACTGGAGATATTAAAGATTTAATTGGAGAAGCAGTATTAGAAGAAACAATACCAGCTACTGGTAAGAATATGTTTAACGCTATCGCAAGTAAGTTAGGTGTTAAAGGTTTTGATGAGGATTTATACCAGACAGCTACTACACAAGCTGTACAGATAGCTGCAATGCTATACCCAGAACAAGCAGATGACCCAGAGTTTATGTTTAATACAGCAGCAGTTATACGAGATAACATATTCCAACTAAAAGCATGGGATAGAAATGTTAATCCATTAGTTCCTAAACTAAATGTGTTATATCGTATAGATACAGATAACGATACATTTAACGATTGGTATGGTAAAGACAATGAAACATCTGGTGTTGTATGGAATAGCTTTGTTGAGCTAGGAATAATACATGGTTTTTACCAAGACCTAAGAGAACACTATGCACTAACTATGGGTAGTAAACAAGCAGATTATGAAGCTACATTAGAAGTAGTTAGGTTACTAGGACTAGATATATACGATATGGAAACAGCATTTACATCTGCATCATTACAGCTAAAAGGTAAGTCTATATCAGAGAGTGGACCTATGGCTAGAACAAAGCCAGAGTATAAGTTCTTGTTAGATAACAAAGAGTTGTATGAAGATTATGGTTCTAGCATACTGTATTTCTATGACAAGCTAGGTAGTGGCGAAGTAGATTACACATCTTATGGAATACAAAAAGGATTAGGTAACATAACACCATTAAATAAAGAAGAGTTTTACTGGCGTTCTGCTACATACGCAGCATCATTAGTAGAAAGAGCAATGATGGAAAGAGCAGCAGCTAAGTGGGATGCACAAAGATATAGTCCTAATGAGCAAAAGATAGAGAAAGCAGAACTAGAACTTACATTAAGAAAGATGTTCCCATTAGCATATCAAGTGGACCCAGCAGAAGTAGCTACTAAGTTACCAGGTAAAGAGATACCAGATAGCTTTGATTGGGATTTAGTTATACCAATACTAGAACAAGCTATAGAAGATACTCGGTTTAAACAGCTAGGTTTATACGAACCTATGTCTAAATACTTAGATTATAGAAACAGTGTATTAGAAGGAATACAAGTAGGTAAAGAGATACCACTTAGAGAAGATGCTATTATATGGTTAAGAACACAGACTTCACAGGAAGCACAAGCAGTTCGTGATGAGTTATATAGATATGGTGCAACACTAATTGAAGAAACTCCAGAATTTCTACCTGTGTTTAATGATGTGTTTTATAATGAGATTACTAAGTTTGGTATAGGAGATTTAGCAGATGAGTGAAGATACAAAAGGTTACACATTACCTAGAGGTGTAGGAGGAGTTACAGGACCTATTATTCCTGGTACAGATGTTACACCAGATAGTGCAGATACTGCAACACAATGGGTAGTAGATTTACTTAGTGGCGATTTAGATAACAAAAGACCACTAGGAGAAGGTTTCCAAAGTAAATACCAGATGGAAGTTACTGGTATGGATAAAGCTAAAGGGTTTCCTGTAACTAGAACAGTAGATGTAGATGCAGAAGAATACCTAACAGATAAAGGTTATAAGTTTATTTATTTTCCTTATATGCCAGGAGAGGTAGCTAGAGATATAGCACCATCACTTCGTATTATATTAAAAAATCAAATGTCAAGCATAGGTTTAATTGACTTAACTAAGACACAAGGTTCTATGGTAGATGAAGAATTTGTTAAAGGTATTACAAGACTTATGGAGTTTAGTATGAACAATGGTGGTAAGTTTGACTGGGTACAGAGTTTAGGAATACTTAGAACAGATTTTTCTGTAAGGAAAGCTGCTACAACAAAAGCACCTAAGATTGAGAACGAGCAACTAGATGATTTAGTAGATGACTTATTAGCTAAGTCTAAATCAAGAAAGGGAGCTCCATTATCACAAGAAGAGAAAGAATATATTACACAAAAGATAGGTGCAAGAATAGGTTTATTTAATGAAGAAGTTGCAGGACTTGCAGGTGGTACACCAGGAAGAATAGCATTTGACCCATCAACACCTATGGGTGGAACAGTAATACCTGGTACACCAGCAGAGCAACCAGATGCAGAACAGCTTGAAGAAGATTTAGCAGGTATAGAAGAAGAAGTATTTGCACCTAGAGAAGAAGCAGCTAGACAACAACAAGAGTTTGAAGCTGATAGAAGTAGAGGTGCAGCTACAGTAGCAGACTTAGCTAATCTTATGAGAGCAGGTGTTAAGAGATAGTGGATGAAGCAGTTACGCAATACACAGTTGAAGAAGTCAAACAGTTACTTTACGAGAACGAAGCCAAGCCAGAAGATGCACAGATATTACTAGCTATAGCTTATTTAGAAAGTAAGTTTAAACATGGCATAGATGGAGATGCTGACCCAAATGACAAGGGTATATGGCAGATTAATCCACCACAGTTTTTTAGAGGACAAGAACCAGACAATATGGTTAAAGATTTTTTTAAGAAGCAAGGAGAAGTAGTATCACTTGATGAGTTTACTAACAAGGTTAAGTACGATATACAGTACGCTACACAGTTTGCATTACACATTGTAGATTACAGAAACAGAAACCCTAAGTCGTATGGACCAGACCCCTTTGATGCTTGGACTACATATAAAAAATATATAAAACCTAATATGTCAAAACTTGCACCAACAGATGAGTATGTAGTAAGTGATGGTTTAGATGCAGAGATTGCACAAGCTATGGAGTATGTGAAAACTTATAACAATATACCATTTGGTACTACTACAACTACTACTACACCTACTACTACAGTTCCTGCTACAACTACAACAACTATGCCACAAGATGATACAATAGATTTAACATCAAGAAGTGCAGGTATTATGAACATATTTGGAGAACCACCTACAAGTGATTACAGAAGTAAGACATCTAGTCAAGTATTAGGACTGTTGCAATCTGCTATAAACTCTGAAAGAAGAAAGAAAAACTTACCAGATATTAGCAATAATTTAAATGTAGATACAGAATTTGCACAACTAACAGATGACCAGAAAACAATCTTAGATACTCTTAGAGGTTTTTATGGCTCTGACTAAATTTGATAAAGAACAGCTAGATAAAGATGGTTTGTACTATGGCGAGTGGGTACAAAACAATATGATGGAATTAAAAATAAGTAATAAAGAAGCTATGAAAAAAGCAGCAGATGCTGCAACTGATGCGTTACTTGTACAATTAAAAAACAATGAGTGATGCTGCATATCAGAAATACATTGATGGTATAGATGAAGCATTAGCTTCAATAGAGATTAATCCAAAACAAGTTAGACAAGACATTGCATTACAGTTAATTGGTGGAGATGCAATACATCCTACTTTATATACTATTGTACCTAGAGCACAGTTGCAAAGAATAGGACAAGTAGATAATAGATTTGATTTTATTATTGATATTATTGATAATCATGTCAAAGCATTAAATCCAGGAGAGCTGCAACAAAAATTAAATCTAACTGATTTTCACGACATAGATGAAGTTGCTGGTATAGGAAACTTTAACACTACAAGATTTGTAGATATGATGGATGATGTAATAAATTTTGCAGATGATATTTTAGTAGAACATAAGGTTCCTAGATTACAAGAGTTTAATGAGTTACCTGTGTATTTAAAACAATTTGTATTACACACAGCAGAGTTTATTGGCGAAGCAACAGAAATGGGTACCTTACCTACTACAAATGAATTAGATGTAATACCAGATTTGATTGCAGAATATGGAGTACAAGACACAGAACTTCATCCAGATTTTTTAACAGACATAGAAGATGTTTATAACAGAACAGATGGTGTTAATACTGCACCAGGATTTTTTAATAAATACAATCGTATAGGTGCAGATGCAGCAGATATATTTCAATTATCTGTTAATGACACATTAAGAATACCTATAGAACAAACAAGAGGTTTTATGGTAGAGAGTTTAAACAACAGATTAATATTACAGTTACACTCTGCTCTACAAGACCCTGTACATGGTGGTTACATACAAAACCTATTAGATGAAGTGCAGTATGAACACATGGATGACATACAAGATGTATTTGATAATAAACCAAGTAAAGCATACTATGGTTCGTTTTCAGACAAAGTAGATTTAGTATCAGATAACGCATGGTATGGAATTAAAAATACAACTAACAGATATGTGTCTTTATTTAGAGAAAAACTAGCACAATTTGTAGATGGTAATGTAACAGGTTTATATGTACCAGATGATGAAGTATTAATGCTAAATAAAATTAGTAGAGGTGTAGAAGTAGCATTAAGAGATATTGCAGAAACTTTACAAGGTATATCACAAGGAAACAAATATGGAGACACTAAAGATTTAACAAACTTAATACAAGCACTAGGTAACGAAACTGGATATAGATTATTAAATGGTTTTCAAGAAGGTGGTGGATTACTTGGATTAGGAGATTTACATAAATTTTTTACAAGTCCAGGTGCACCTTTACAGGCTATTGATGCTAGTAACTTTGTATTATCTGATGATGCAGTCAAAGCAACTGGTGCATTAAATCCAGAGTTTATAGATAGGATGTTAGAAGTTAGAAAGATGACACCAGGTTTAGTACCAGAAATACAACAAACAGTACAAGAGATGACAAATATGTTAAAACCTACAATAGACAATGCTTACTCTGTATTTGAAATTAAGCCACCACCAAATGATATATTTCACATAAGACCATTAAAAGAATTTTTATCTTATGCAAATGCAAATCAAAATGTAGATGTTAAGTTTTATAACTTCAATACTTCTAAGTTTGAGGACATGGGTATATTAGGTATTGTAAAATCTGGTGTAAACAATTCTCCACCAGATACATTAGTAGTACAAGTTACACCTAAAGAAGCAGATAAAGTACAAGATGTTGTTAAGTTTGTGAGTAATTTACCAGAAACAGCAGGTACAGCACCAACAATAAATAAGATGATTGCAGAAACACCACAAGATATTGTGGAGTATGTAGATAAATCTAAGTTACCAGAGGTAGAAAAAGTATTAAAGAACCCTAAGATTGGACCAGCTATATCATCAACAGCTATGGACTTTGCTAAGAAAGCAGGTAAGTTTGGATTTGGTGGTGTTATGGCAGGGTTTGCTCCAGGAGATATAGCAATAGAAACAGCAATAAGAAAACTATTACCACGATTAGGTTTAGTTGCAATATCTGGACCAGCATTAGCAGCATATACAGCTTATGAATTAGGTTTGTTAGCAGCAGATGCAGGTGCAGCTTTTGCAAAGAAACAACAAGGCGAGAAGTTTTGGGATAACTTTGGAGAAATATCAGACAAATACTCTATCGGTTACAAACTAACTAAAGAAATACATAACACTTTATTTGATGAGGTTTATGGTAAAATGAACCAAAATGTTTATGCAGGAGCAGATAGCTAATGGAAAACTACGATTTACTTAAACAATTAATAAATGGTCAGATTAGTAGAAATGAATACGAAGCTAAGGTAGCTGAAAGAGATAGAATAAAAAAAGCTAAAGAAGCTACTGCTGCATCAGACCAAAAATTATTTGACCTTGCAAAAAAAGAAGAAGCTAAGCAAGAAGCTAAAGAAAAACTTATCTCTATGCTTCCACAAGAGGACCAACAAGCATTTGAAGATAGTAAATTAGATAACATATTAGATAATTTAGTTGGTGGTCCTGCAATAGAAGTGGACCCACAAACAGGATTTCCACCAGAAGAAACACAGGAACCACAACAACAAGACCCTGGACAACAAGTAAATGTTTATACAATCTTTGACATATATGGCAATGAAGATGCTTTTCAAGGTACAAGTTCAGAGTTTGCTAAGTTTATGACAGGTAATCCTAAGTATTACGCAACTAAACAAGATGCAAATAAAGCATTATCAGAGATGTATGCACAAAGAGGACAAGGTGCAACTGATGATGGTGGTACTGCAACTACTACAACTACACCAGATAAATTGTATTGGGGTAGATATGATAGTGGTTCGTGGGCTACATCTACTGAAGCTGGTAAACCAGAAGGATTTACTTGGGGATGGGAACTACCAGAGTTTGCAGGTTTAGGTCAAGATGCTTTCTTATCTGATAAATCATTAGATGCAATATTAGGACAAGTTACAGATGATAGCGTTGGTCAAACTAAGACACCTACTGTTATTACAGGTTCTAACTTTGATGGTCGTATGGGTTCACAGATATGGCAAGATAGTACAGGTCAAAAGTATCTAGCATTTGGTATTCCAGGAACAAATATGTTTATAAGATACATAGCTAGTGATGATGACTTACAAGGTTTCTTTACTACAGGTATGCCAGATGTAAGAAACATTAGTGAGGATGCAGAAGATTGGAACAACTCATTATGGTTAGGTAACTATGTAGAAATAGATGATGATATAAAACTAGGAATTAGTAATCCTCTTAATGGTTTAATAGATAACTTTGCCAAAGTAAAGAAAGTACAACCATGGATGGAAGATGATGAACTATATTCTTTGTATTTAGAGGGCATAGTAGAAGATAGAGATATTGCAGACTATGAGTGGCAAGGCACAGAGTGGTGGCAGACACATACTAAAGAACAAAGAGACTGGTTACTTGTATCACAAGGTAAAGGCATAGGTGCTTTACCAGCAGATGCACAAGCATTGTTAGATAACAATAGAGTGCGAAGTGCTCAACTACTAAAACAATCTGGTGTAACAAATGGAGAACAAATTGTAAACGCAGATGGCGATACGCTAATTGATTTCTTTGCAACGCAACTATCAACAGGTGCATGGACAGAAATTAGTTGGGTATCACAAGCACAAGGTCTAGGAGATAGTCTTGCTGGTATTGAGAGAGATGTAGATTTAGTTAATTGGCTAGAGAATATAGATGAAGGTATGACTGTAACAGAGACACAAGCAGGTTATGCACAAGCTAAAGCACTAGCACAGAAATGGTTAGGACCTAGCTTTGCAAACTTTGAAGATGCAAACCTAGCAGAGTATGCAGGTATTATTAGAAATGCAGAAAGCACAGAAGTTGGTATAGCAGCAGTAGAAGAGAAGCTAAAGAATATTAGGAAAGCATTGTTCTCTACTGATATGTATGAAGAAAACTTAACATACGAAGATATAGCTAGTCCTTGGCGTAACTACTCGTTTCAGTTCTTAGGACAAAGGATGGATGAAACATCATCAGATTGGATAGATGTACTAAAAGCTAATGACCAAGAAAAAATTAATTCTATATTATTAGAGTATGGTTTAAACAATGATGTAGAAACTGTATTTGATAAAGTAACAGATGGTATAGTCAGTGGTATAACACCACAAGCAGTAGTGAGAGGAATACCTACATAATGGCATTAACAGCAACAGCAAGAGCAAAGTTAGTTAGTGAAGTAAAACTAAAGTTTGGTACAGAGTTTCCAGAAGAACTTATAGATATTTACATACAAGCATATATAGACACTAACCAAGATGCTAATGAAGCTGTGTTAGTAATGAGACAATCAGAACAATACAAATCTTTTTTCCCAGGTAATGTAAACCCAGATGGTGTATCTGTTAAATATACAGAGCAAGAGTATCTTAACTTAGTAGATGCTTACAAAAGAAAGATAGAAAGTATTGGATTAAATGCAGACCTCATCCTTACTAATGACAGAATAGAAACATTAGTTACAAATGTTGTTAGTAATCAAGAGTTTGGACAAAGAGTACAAGCTGTATATCAACAAGTATTGACATCTATACCACAAGTTAAAGAGTTTTATCAACAAAACTTTGGTAAGACATTAACAGATGCAGAGATAATAGCTAGTGCAATAGACCCTAACATTAGTCAAGGTTTATCTACAGGTGCTATTACTGCTGGAGAAGTTATATCACAAAACATTGCTAGAGCACAGATAGGTGCAGAAGCATTGTTAGCTGGTATAGATATAGAATTACAAACTGCTGAACAATTAAGGCAACAAGGTTTATCAAGAGAACAAGCTAGAAGAGGTTTCCAACAAGCAGGTACATTTATGGACTTAGCTGCTACACAACAGAGACCAGGCGTTACAGCACAAGATATAGTAGAAGCTACAGAGTTAGGTATAGCACAGCAGCAAGAAAGACTTGGAAGAATAGTGGCTCAAAGCACATCACAGAGTGCAGCACAGTTAGGTGCAGCTAGAACAAGAGAAGGTGCTGTTACAGGTATTGTTGAACAATAGTTGTTTAAACAACTTGCATTACAAAAATCTATGATATAATTATTACGACCCTATTCCTAGGTCTGGGGGTTAAACTTGACCAGGCAAAAGATACGATTACTGTCTTGATACCTACTAACAAGACATGGAAAATAAATAATAAGTAGCAGATGCAGAGCATGACATAAATGGCTCTTGAAAAAATATTATTTATAGAAGGAGATAGACAGAAATGTCAGAAGAAGTAACTAATACTGATAGTTCAGTAGAAGAAGATAAGAACTGGAAAGCAGTTCGTGAAGAGAACAAAGCTCTTAAAGAGGAGTTGGTTAAATACCAAACCCAAGAAAGAGATACATTGTTCCAACAAGTCGGATTAGACAGAACTAAAGGTGTCGGCAAAGCTGCTGATATGATGTACGAAGGCGATTTAGAAGTGGATGCTCTAAAAGCATTTCTCTCTGAAGAGTTTGGAGAAAGCGTTGTAAGTGGGCAACAAGACAGTATTCGTAACACAGTAAACGAAGGTCAAAATAGACTTGATGCTTTACAGCAACAAGCACAAACCATTAACGCTGCACCAAATGTACAGGAACAAATTGCCCAAGCACAACAAAGTGGCAGAGTACGAGACAGTATAGCTTCTAAAATGATGGCTCTTGATGAGCTAAAAGATAAGTAAGTTTAGGAGATAAGCTCCTAGACAAAGATTTATAGGAGATAAAAAATGGCAGCAATAGGCAGCCCAGACCCAATCTCAGTTAGTGAGATTAACAATTTTACTGGCGAACTATTTAAAGTTGGTGCTAGAAGAACACCTCTACTATCCATGGTGGGTGGTTTAACAGGTGGTAAACTTCTTAACTCCCCAGTCTTTCAAACACAAAAAGTTGATACCCCAACAGTTAGTGGCTACACAGCTCTAGCTGAAGGTGGAACACCAACTTACTTTGGAAGAAGCAGAAGTTCTGCAATAGACTGTGTACAAATCTGGAACCAAGGTGTGAAATTAACATACTCTGCTCTAGGTTCAACAGGATATTTGAACTCACAAGCTATGGAGAGTGGTACAGCAGCATTTGAAGGTACTAACCCAGTTAATGATGAAATGGCTTTCCAAATAGAAGAGCTATTATCCAAAATTGCAAGAGAAGTTGAATACGAGTTTTTCAATGCAACTTTCAATGATGGAACAGATGGTAACCCAAGAGAAATGCGTGGCATTGATGAGTGGGTAGCTTCTGGTAATGGTTCATCTACATTTGATAACCAAGTTTCAGCAGCAGATACAGCATTAGATTTTGATGCAATCGCTGAAATTCTTAAAGCTATGTATGATAATGGTGCTCCAATGCAAAACCCTGTTCTATTCGCAAGACCAGCTTCTATCCTTGACTTAAACCAAGGATTAGCAGCAGCAGGTAACTTGCAAATGGCAGTATTACCAAGAGACAGAAATGTCGCTGGTGTAAACATTGATACAATCGTTACACCATTTGGTAACATTGGATTAGTTGTGAACGAGTTCGTTCCAGCTTCTAAAGCATTTGTCCTTGACCTTGCATACTTAGATGTTTGTTTCTTGAACATCCCAGGCAAGGGTGCAGTATTCGTAGAAGATACTGACAATGATGATGCAGCAGCAATATCAAAGCGTGTTTACATGGAAATCGGTTTGGACAAAGGTCCAGCAGAATACCATGGCGTTATAACAGGCGTTATTTAATAATAAAGTAGGACTTATGGGCAGAACCACCACTCTGCCCTAAGTTCTGCTACAATCAATTATCATGAGCACAACCATAGGCAACCTAGTAGATAGAGTTTTTAGAGAATATTTAGAACCAAATGATGACATACAATCATTTACTAATTTAAGACTTGCAGTATCAGATACAACATCTACAACAATATCTTACGAAGCAGATTACTTAACAACTGAAGAAGAAGATGCTATGGGTGCAGGTGCATTTATAGAAATAAACCAAGAGCTTATGTTAGTTGTATCACTTAATACAGCAGATGAAACATTAACTGTTGTAAGAGGAGCAAGAGGTACTACTGCTGCAACACATGCACAGGGAGACCTAGTAAAAATTAATCCACCTTTTATAAGACTTAATGTTTTTAATGCAGTCAAAGACCAGATAGAAAATTTATATCCCACACTATACGCAGTAGAAGTACAGACAATAGAAAGTGGTAGTGGATATGTTGCTCTTACTGGTAGTGATGACAGCAGAATAGTTGCACCACTTAAAGCAGTATCACAGTACACAACACTTTCTAGTGGTAGTGAAACATCAGTACAGTTTAGAGGAGTAGCAGTAGAGCTCATAGATGTACCTACATCTGTTACAGCTAGTGGTAAAGTCGTACAGTTTTCTGGTATTAGTAGTGGTATAAATGTACATTGTACTTTTAAGAAGAAGTTTGGAGATGTAACAAACGAAGCATCTACTCTTGCAGACATAGGTTTAGAAACAGAATACGAACCAATAATTATGGCAGGTGTTGCAGCACAAATGATTGCAGGTAGAGACATACCATCAGCAACAACAGAGTATATTACTGATGCAATACAAGCAAATGTGTATCAAGTAGGTTCATCTACAAATATACGAAATGCTTTGTTGCAATATCAACAAGTATTAATAGCACAAGCTAGGAAAGACCTAAGAGCAAGATACCCAGAACCTGTCAGTTTAAACAGCGTGGTATATCCAAGTGCCTAGAGTACCTACCACTGCTGATGTATCTAATCCACAGAGAAAGGGATATGATTTTAGGTTAGATAATTTATTATTTAGAACTGCTGTATCTACAGATAGACAATTAGTTATTAGAAGTGCAGAGTTTCCTAATCAACAAATAGACCTAAGACAAAACCCAGAGGATATAACAACTAACATAGGTCAGATATTTTCTCGTAATGATTTTTCTGGTGGTCAAGGTTTAGATTACGCACATAAAAGAAACAATTCAGATAAAGATGTAACTAGATTTTTTGATAGCAAAGGTGTAGATGTATTTCATGGAGATGAAGATACATCTTACAATATACACTTATTATATAAGACAGCAGCAGAAGAAATAAATTTTAGTGGTAGTAATAATTATTTAGTACAAACTACTAATGGAGAAATGTATGTTACAGACCAAACAACAATATATAAATCTACTGATAATGGAGATACTTGGAGTGCAGTAACAACTGGTTTAACTATTAATTATAATTTTACAGGTGCAACAACAATAGGTGCTGATGTTTATTTTACAACTGCTGATGGTACATCTAATTCAGAACTAATTAGATATGATGCTGGTACTGATACTTGGTCAGAATTAACTACTGGTCAATCTAGTAATGGTGGATTAACAGGTGCATGGTTTGCTAAAAATCAATTATTTATATCTGGAGACAATGGCACAGTAGAGTTACTGTGGGCAGTAAATCCATTTAATAAAACTTGGGGTAATTCAGATTTAGCAGATGCAGATGCAATAGTTACATTTGAAGATAGCCACCACATATCACAAATAGTAGATGCAGGTGCAGTTGTTTTAGCAGCTTCTACTAATGGAGATATATATTCTATCAAAGATGTATCTGGAACTATGACATTGTTTGGTCAAACAAACATATCATTTGAAGAAGTACATAGTATTGCTGCAACAGAAGGTATTGTATTTTTTGGAACTAAAGAGAAGTCAAGAAATGTAGGTAGATTTTACAGAGCAGATTTAGTTACAGCAGATAACTTGTATGTACTTGCTAATAGACAGTTAGTAAAAGAGTGGGTTATAGATAGTGTAGATACAACACCACACTTTATGTTTGTATCAAGAGATAGTGTATTTTGTGGCATAAAAGAAAGTGGTAGTGAAAGTTTCTTATGGAGATACTACTTACCTACTGCTGCTTTTGCTAGAGATATAAAGATGGGTGCTTCTGGTATTGTTACTGGTATAACAAATGCAGATAATAAATTTGTAGTAGCTGTAGCTGGTGCAGATATATATAGAGAAACATCTCTGTATGAAGATGAAGGTTATCTGATACTACCTAATGTAGATTTTTTTACATCAGAAGTTAAACAATGGGTTGGTACAACTGTAGAACATGATGAGATTACAGATACCAGGAGAATACAAAGTTTTATATCTACTAGAGAAGATACAATAAACTCTCCAAACGCTAGTAACTGGGAGTTAGCTAATGACAGTACCCAGGGATTTGGTGGAGAAGAAGTACAGATTAACAGAAACGCTAGATACTTAAACTTAAAAATTGTTTTACAACCAACAGATGACAATACAGGTTCGCCAGTATTTAGAAGTGTATCAGCTAGGGCATTACCTAGACCACAGTTAGTGGTAGTTGATATACCTGTAAATATTTCAGACCAAGTAGAAAGACCAAACAGAAAACGAATTAAAGTACGCAATCTTGGCGAAGCAATATATGAAGAGCTTAAACAAAAAGAGGGAGACAGCGTTACATTAGAGCTGTATAGCCCACAAGAAACTATCAGAGGAGTTGTAGAGAGTGTTGCATATCCTGTGATAAATGATGCTAATATAGGTTCTGTAACACAATATTGTACTGTTAGAATAAGAGGTGTAAGAGCAGAAGATATTGCATCATTATTTACTAATACAGCAGGAATTGGTACATTAGGAGTAGTAAGATTAGGATAATATGACAGCACAAGAGAGCAAGTTAAGCAACGCATACGAAAGTACAATAACAAGTGCTTTAACAGCAGATGCAAGTAGCATCACAATATCAGTAGATACAGCACCAACAGATAGTACAAACACAGCTATCACTGGTGCAGTAGTAATGTATTTAGTTTTAGACCCAGATAGTGATAGTCAAAGAGAATATGTAAAAGTAACAAACATATCTGGAACAACACTTACAGTACAAAGAAACATTGATACTGGTGGTGGAGGACTTAGAACTCATGCTGCTGGTGCAAAGATTAGACAAACTACACAAGCACAACACTTTGATGATATACACGACAGAGTAGATAAGATTATTAACGAAGATGGTAGCAGTTTAAACACTTCTACTGGTGTAGTTAAAGATGAAGATACAATGACAAGCAACAGTGCTAGTCATCTCGCTACACAACAATCTATTAAAGCGTATGTAGATAGTCAAGTAGCTAGTAAAGATGCTTTGTCAGAACTATCTGGTACTACAGATGATGTTGCAGAGGGCAGCACTAACTTATATTTTACTGCTGAAAGAGTAGATGACCAGGTTAATACACTTCTTACTGCTGGTGCTAATGTAACTTTAACTTATGATGATGCAGCAGGTACTTTAACTATTGCTGCAACAGAAGATAATTTAAGTAACAACACTACATCTGACTTAGCTGAAGGTACAAACTTGTACTTTACAACAGAAAGAGTAGATGACCAGGTAGCTTCGTTGCTTACAGCAGGTTCTAACATAACACTTACTTATGATGATGCAGCAGGTACGCTTACAATTACTGGTGTAGAAGATGATTTATCTAACAATACAACTTCTGATTTAGCAGAAGGAACTAATCTTTATTACACAGATGCTAGAGCAGATGCCAGAGTTAATTTACAAACAGGTTCTAATCTTGATTTAAGCAGTAAATCTACATCAGATTTATCAGAGGGAAGTAACCTATATTACACAACTGCAAGATTTGATACAGCTTTTACAGGTAAATCAACAACAGATTTATCAGAAGGAACAAACCTGTACTATACAACTGCAAGGTTTGACACAGCATTTAGTGGTAAAGACACAGATGATTTATCAGAAGGTACAACTAATTTATATTTCACAACAGAAAGAGTTGATGACCAAGTTAATACATTATTACAAGCAGGAACAAACATAAGTTTAAGTTATGATGATGCTGCTGGAACACTAACTATTACAGGTACTGATACAGATACAGTTTTAACACAAGAACAAGTAGAAGATATAGTAGGGTCATTAATAGTTGCAGGTACAAATGTATCTGTTGCGTATGATGATGCTGCTGGTACATTAACAATATCATCTACAGATACAAATACACAATTATCACAAGAACAAGTAGAAGATTATGTAGATGGATTATTAACAGCAGGTTCTGGTATATCTTTAAGTTATGATGATGCTGCTGGAACATTAACAATTACTAACACAGCATCTACAAGTACAGAAGAAGTACAAGATATTGTTGCAGGACAGTTAGTAACAAATGGTACACACACAGGAATTAGCTTTGCTTATGATGATGCAGGAGATGGTGCAATAGATGCAACTGTTTCTTTACCAGCATCAGATGAGATATTAGATGCAGATGGCGATACCAAGATACAGGTAGAAGAGAGTGCTGATGAAGATATTATTAGATTTGATACAGCAGGTGTAGAGAGAGCTACACTACAAGGTGCATTAGACCTAACAGATAATGGTGGTGCATTTATCCATAGTCAAACACAAGCAGGTACTTATACTGTTGCTTCTGGTAAAGGAACTTTATTCGCTGGACCAATAACCATTACTGGAACTGTAACTAATGCAGGTACAATGGTGGTTATTTAATGGTTAATGTCAAAGTCAATACTATAAGTACAAATGATGGCAACAATGTTGCTATGCAAGTGCCTTTAAATTTAAAGTCTTATACAACTACAGAACGAAATGCTTTAACAAGTTCTGCTGGAGATGTGATATACAACACCACAGACAGTAAAGTACAGTTTTATAATGGAACAAGTTGGAATGATTTATAATGAGTACACTAGAAACAAACTCTATAGGTAAATATTCTGGCAATAATGTTTCTATTGATGATGCTTTAAATTTAAAGTCATACACCACAACACAACGAGATGCTTTAACAGGTATGGTTGCTGGAGATGTTATATACAACAGCACAGAAGGAACAATAGATTTTTATAATGGAACATCTTGGAACTCTAGTTCTCCCAATACATTTGAAACACCTATTAGTTATTTAGTAATAGCTGGTGGTGGAGGTGGTGGTGGTTCAAGAGGTGGTAACTTTCCTGGTTCAGCTGGTGGTGCTGGTGGTTATAGAAATTCTTATGGTGCAGAATTATCTGGAGATAGTAGTTCTACAGAAACACCTTTAGGAATATTAAAAGGCACAAGCTATGCAATATCAGTTGGTGCTGGTGGTTCTTTAGGTACAGGTGTAGATGGTGGTGTACACCCTACAAATGGAAATAATAGTCAATTTGGTTCTGTAACTTCAAATGGAGGTGGTGCTTACGCATCTGGTATTGCTGGTGCAACAAACTCTACTGGTGCTGGAACTGGAGGTTCTGGTGCAGGAGGTAGAGGAAGTGGTTTAGGATTTTCTGGAGTTGCAAATCAAGGTGGAGATGGTGGAGATGGTTCTGCATCATCTACTGCTTTTGGTTCTGGTGGTGGTGGAGGTGCTAGTGGGAATGGTTCTAATGGTACATCAAGTGCTGGTGGTGCAGGTGGAAATGGATTATTAAGTTTTATAACAGGAACTGGTGTTACAAGAGCAGGTGGTGGAGGTGGTGGCTCACACTCTGGTTCTGCTGGTGCAGGTGGTTCTGGTGGAGGTTCTGCTGGTACTGTTTCTGCAACTAATGTTAGTAACGCAACTGCAAATACAGGTTCTGGTGCAGGTTCTGCTGGTAAAAATAATGGTAATGGTGGTAATGGAGGTTCTGGAGTAGTAATACTTAGATGGACTACAGCAGATGCTACTATTAGTGGAACAAGAACTGGACTTACAGATGGTGGTGTGCAAACAGATGGAACAAGTAGTTACATAGTTTTTACAGCAGGTGCAGGTAATATAAGTTTTAGTTAGGATAATATGAGTGAATTAAAAACAAATAAGATTTCAACAAATGACCAAAACAATGTAGCTATAGATAATGCACTTGGATTAAAGTCATATACAACTGCTCAAAGAGATGCACTTACAGGTATGGTTGCTGGAGATGTGATATACAACAGCACAGAAGGAACAATAGATTTTTATAATGGCACAGCTTGGTTTAGTACATCTGGAAGCACATTTACTATTGATGTAGAGTATCTTGTAATTGCAGGTGGTGCTTCTGGAGGTGCAGGTAAACCAGATGGTAATGTTGGTGCAACAGGTGGTGGTGGAGCTGGTGGTTATCGTAACTCTCGTGCTTCTGAAACTACAGGTGGTGGAGGTTCAGCAGAAACTGCATTAACTTTAACACCAGATGGAACAACTTATGCAGTTACTGTAGGAGCAGGTGGTTCAAGAAGTAGTGGTACTTCTAATAATGGTAGTGATAGTGTTTTTTCTACAATTACATCTACTGGTGGTGGTAGAGGTGGTTCTTCTCACGCAGGTTATCCAGGTGCTACAGGTGGTTCATCTGGAGGTGGTGGTGGTATAGGTAGTGCTGGTAATAATGCAGGTGGTGGAACAACACCAGCAACACCAACACAAGGATATACAGGTGGAAACTATAAAGGTGCAGATGGTAGCTACTCTGCTGGTGGTGGAGGTGGTGGTGCAGGTGCTGCTGGAGAAAATGCAGATACAGATGGTTTTAAATATGCAGGAGATGGTGGTAATGGTTTATCTTCTTCTATAACAGGTGCTGCTGTAACTAGAGGTGGTGGTGGTGGTGGAGCTGCACAAGGTGGAAGCTCTTTTCACGGCTCTGGTGGAACAGGTGGTGGAGGAAATGGCGCTCAAAATGGGGTTGCTGGTACAGCTAATACTGGAGGTGGTGGTGGTGGTTGTGAAGGTGTAAACAAACTTCCTGGTGCAGGTGGTTCTGGTATAGTTATTTTAAGATACCCAAATACTAAAACTATAACAATAGGAGCTGGTTTAACAGGTACAACTGCTGCTGATGGTAATGACACAGTAGCAACAATTACTGCTGGAACAGGAAATGTTAGTTGGAGTTAGTGTATAATAGGAGATAGATATGGCACATTACGCATTTATAGATGATAACAACATAGTAAGAGAAGTTATTGTAGGTAAAGATGAAGATGATACTACAGATTTACCAGAAGGTTTTGCAGACTGGGAAGCCTGGTATGCAGACTTTAGAGGTCAGACTTGTAAAAGAACTTCATACAATACAATAGCTAATACTCATACAGCAGATGGTACACCTTTTAGAGGTAACTATGCAGGTATAGGTTTTACTTATGACACAGACAATGATGTATTTTATGGACCACAACCTTATGGTAGCTGGACACTTACATCTAACTGGGTATGGGAAGCACCTATTGCTTACCCAGATGATGGTAATGCGTACATTTGGAACGAAAATGCGTATCAAGGAGATAACACCCAAGGTTGGGAACTCGTAAATGGCTAGTGAATTAAAAGTAGATACCATATCAGAAAAAACTACTGGTAATACTATACAGTTAGGACATACAATATCAGAAGATGTT